ATCCCGGCCGCCGTCATCCCCCGCCGCGTGCGTGAAGCGTGCGCGGAGCTGGCGCTGGCGCTGCTCGCGGAAGGCGAATCCTCGCCCGATGGCGGTGTCACCGACGCCGACCGCTACGTGCGCGCGAAAGTCGACGTGCTCGAGGTGGAGTACCGGCAGGGCGTGGCGACGGCAACGGATCCCGTGGGCGTGCTGCGCCGCTATCCGGCGGTCTTGGCACTGCTCGCGCCGTTCATCGTCGGTGGCGGCGCGATGGAGGTCGCCCGCGCATGAGCCTCCTCGCCTCCCTCGCTGGCGTCGCTCGCTCGTTCATCGGCCCGTCCGGGCTGGCGGGCGTGGCGGTGTCGTTCACGCGGACGATCGTCGGGCAGTACGACGGCGTGAGCGGGGTGAGCATGCCGTCGTCGACGCTCTCGTGGTCGGGGACGGCGATCGAGGTCGCGAACGAACAGGCGGGCACCCGCTCGACTGACAGCCTCGCGCCGACCGGCCAGCGCACGATCCTCCGCACGTTCAAGGTGCCGGGCGCCGGGCTGCTGAACGCGCCGGCCGCGGGCGACGTGTTGACGGTCGCGGGCGTCGCGCTCCGCGTGGCTGCTGTAACCCGCGTGGCGGCACTCGACGCCGTGACGGTGCCGCTCTACACCGTGGAGTGCGTCGCGTGAGCGCGGCGGCCGTGGTCGACCGCTGGGCGCGGCAGACCGAAGACCGGCTGCGCCGTGTCCTCGTCAGCGCGGGGCAGGACGTCGCAGAGAACGTGTCCGTCGGCGGCGCGTACTCACCCGGCACGCCGGTCGACACCGGCTTCGCGCGGTCGAAGTGGGACGCAACGCTTGGCACACCCCCGAACGTCCCCGAGACGGGTGACGGGTCGATGGTCGCCACCGGTACCGAAGGCACGATGGGGCTCGTGATCGCGTCCGCTGACATCCGCGACGTGATCACGATCTACAACAACACGGAATATCTGCCCTTCCTCGAAGACGGGTCGACGACGCCGAAGGCGCCGTTCGTCAGTGGCTGGATCGCGCAGACGGTCGCCGCATGGCCGGTCATCGTCTCACGCGCCACCGCACGCGTCCGCGCGTCGCTGGGTGGCGCGTGAAGCTCGCCACGCTCCGCGCGATCCTCCGCACACACCTCGCGACCGTCCCCGACTGCCCGCCGGTCGTGTGGGAGCAGGTCGTGCACACCGCGCCGCCCACCAGCACGTGGCTGGAAGACGAACTGCGCCTACCCGCAACGACCATCCGCGCGTCCGGCCTGACCGAAGCGCGCGGCCTGTACTTCCTGACCCTGCACACGCCGCCGGACCGCGTGCTGGCGGACCTGGACACGATCGCGGACGCCATCGCGCACGTGTTCGAGCCGGGGCGTGCGCTGACCGACCACGCGCGCACGCACCAGCTGGAAACCACGTCCCTCGACCTCGGGGCGGTCCGCCGCGTCGACGCGTGGGGCTATCGCCGTCTGTCGGTCGCCTTCACGGCCCTCGCATTCCGCACCCTCCCACTGAGCGCATAACCCATGGGCATCTCCTTCCAGCTGCAGCCGAACGTCACCACGGCGTACCGCGTCGAGACGGCGTTCGGGACACTTCCCGCGAACGACTCCACTGCCCGCCGGTTCCGCACCAACAGCGGCGCCGGGCTGTCGATGCAGAAGCAGACGATCAGCGCGAACGAAGTCCGCGCCGACCTCCAGCGCACCCGCGACCGCCACGGCCCGCGCAGTGTGTCCGGCTCGCTGTCCGGCGACCTGTCGCTGGGGTCGTTCGACACGCTGCTCGAAGCGGCGCTGCGCAGCACGTACACGGCGGTCCTGACGTCGGCCTCGTTCACGGCGACCTACGTCGCCTCGACTGGCGTGTTCACGCGCGCCGCTGGCAGCTTCGTGGGCGAAGGCTACCGCGTCGGCGATGTCGTCACCGCCACGGGCGGCGCGAATGCTGGCATCCCTGTGGTGCTGGTCGCGGTGGGCACCACGACGGCCACGATCGGCAATCGCACGGCATGGGTCGATCAGACGTCGGTGGCCGGCGTCACGATCACCCGCCCGAAGAAGCTGACGCTCGGCACCACGCGACGCTCCTTCAGCATCGAGCACTGGGAGCCGGGCGCGACCTCGTCGCAGCGGTTTGTCGGCTGCCGCGTCGGCTCGCTCGCCTTCACGCAGCCGCCGGACGGGATGGTGGGCGTCGAGTTCGGGTTCGTCGGGCAGGACATGCTGGCGCCGCAGTCGTCGCAGTATTTCACCGCCGCGACCGATACCACGTCGCAGCCGATGGCCGCGGTGGACGCGATCGTGTGCTACAACGGCGCACAGGTCGCGACGCTGTCCGGCGCGTCCCTGTCGCTCGACCTCGGGTTGTCGACGACGCCCGTGATTGGCGCGAATGTGTCGCCGGACGTGTTCGAGGGCGTGGCGAACGTCACGGGGTCGTTGACGTTCCTCAAGCAGAACACGACGATCATGTCGCAGTTCGTCGGGGAGACGAACCCGCTGTCCCTGCAGCTGATGTACCGCGAGGCGGGCACGAACGGGTTCGTCGCGATCAATGTCGGGTCGTTCACCGTCGGCAGCGTCGAGACGGAGCGGATCGGGCCGAGCGGCGCGCAGCTGGAGACGGCGCAGATTCTCGTCGGCATCCCGACCGCGTCGGACCGTGACGCGTCCATGATCACGCTCTGCACGTCGGCCGCGTGATCGACCTCGACTTCTCCGAAGGCACCCGCACGACGTCGATTCTCGAACTGGTCGACGTCGACGCGGGCGTGCGGCTGTGCGATGGCGGCGCGGTCGTCACCCTCACGCTCCGCTGGCCGGACGATCCGGCGATCGCACGCGAGCGCAACACGTTCTTCGCGACGCAGAACGCCCTGGCGGACGCGATCGAGACCGCGACCGACTCCACACGCGCCGGTGCCTTGATGGCGCAGCGGGAAGACGCGCTGCGGGCCTACGCCGCGGCGCTGGTCTGCGGGTGGTCGCTGTCGGCGCCGTGCACGCCGGACGGGGTGCTGGCGCTGTTCGCGCGCGCGCCGTTCGCGTACGCGCTGGTCGTCGAGGCCGCGGGGGACCACGAGCGTTTTTTACCCGAGTCGCTGCGTGCCTCACGCAGCGCGTCCGCGCCCTCGTCGCCGGCAGTCGCCGGATGAAGGACGGCAAGACAGCGCGGGAGCACGTGGCCGCGTTCGCGGCGCGTGATCCGGTCAACGGGGCGGCGGAACTGGCGGCACTGACGCCGCAGCCCGTGCCGCCGTGCGCCGCGCATGCCGTCGCCGCGTTTGAGTCGTTGTCGGCGGGCCGTGGCGCGTCGATGAGCGGCCCGCGCGCGCTGTCGCTGTCGGATGTGTCGTCCTACGCCACGCTGGTGGCCCCCCTCACGCCCCGCGACGTGTCGTGGGTGCTGACGATGGACCGCGCGTTCTTGGAGGCTGCGGCCAATGGATGAACTGGCGAGGCTGACGATCCGGGTGGACGACCGCGACGCCCCGCGCGTGGTCAAGAACCTCGACGACGTCACCAAGGCCACGAAGCGGGCCGAAGACGGCGCCGCGAAGATGGCGTCGTCGGTCAAGTCGATGCTGGGCGGCCTCGCGGCGGCGCTGTCCGTGCGAGAGCTGGTGAATTACTCGGACGCCGCGACCAACCTCTCGAACCGGCTCCGGCTGGTCACGACCTCGGAGCAGGACCGCATTCGCACGTCGCGCGAACTGTTCGAGGTGTCGCGCCGCACTCGCTCCGATGTGACCGCGACGGCGGAACTGTACGTGAAGCTGCGGCAGTCGAACGAGTCGCTCAACTACACGACGCAGCAGACGACGGACCTCACCGAAGCGTTCGCGCTGGCGCTCAAGGCGTCCGGCGCGGACGCGGCGACCAGTGCGGGCGCCATTCGGCAATTTGCACAGGCCATGGCCTCCGGCGCCGTGAGGGGTGACGAGTTTGTCACGATCTCCGAAGCGGCGCCGGTCGTGCTGCAGCTGCTGCAGCAGGAGCTCGGCAAGTCGTCGGCGGGACTGCGGAAGATGAAGGAGGACGGCGAGCTCACGGCCGGCGTGATCGGTGGCGTGCTGCTCAAGAACCTCGACGCGCTGCGCACGCAGGCCGCCGGGTCGGTGATGACGATCGCGGACGGGTTCACCGCGTTCCGTAACTCGGTCATCCGCACGATCGGCGCGTCGAACGACCTCGCGGCGGCCACGAAGAACATCGCGGAAGGGCTCGCGAACGCCGGCAAGTTCCTCGAGGAGAACGGCCCCGTGCTCGGCCAGCTCGTGAAGTTCACAGCGGTCGCGTGGGGCGCACAGCGCGCAGTCACGGCGCTGTCGGCGTCCGTCGCCGCCCTCAACGGCATGTCGGTCGCCGCGCTGGCGGGTCGACTCGGCCCGCTGATCGCCGTGCTTGCGCCGTTCGCCGGGTTCGCCGCGAAGGGCATGCGGGACGCGAGTGATGCGCAGGACCGGGCGGCGGAAGTGCAGCGCGTTGCGGCGCTCCCCGCCGGTGAGCGGGACACGCTGGCCGCTGGCGTCGCGCAGTCTCGCACGGCCGTAGAGACGCGCCGGATCGAGATTGCGCGCCAGCAGGCGCAGATGTACGACCAGGCACTGCAGGCCGAAGACGCGCGGCTCAACAAGCGACTGCAGCAGCTGAAGGCCCAGCAAGAGATCATCCGGGACGCCGGCGGCTACACGGCGGCGGTGGCAGGGGACGGGGGCGGGGCGCCGACGCCCGGCACGCGCCCAATCCTCGAAGACGCGAAGCGCCTCCGCGAGCTCACCCGCGAGCGCGAGCAGCGCGACATCACCGATCAGGCGGACCGGCGGGAAGGCGAGCTCGCCTATCGGGACTTCGTCGACTCGATCGGCCGCGACGTGGCGCGCGAGCGGAAGTCGTCGGGCTTCATGGACGGGATCAGCGTCGACCTGCCGGACATGGCGGAAGTCGCGCAGCTCGAGCGGGCGGGCGCGTCGCTGGCCGAGTCGGCGCGCGCGGCGCAGTCGGTGTCGCAAGCGCTGGCCGACGGACTGCAGCGGTCGATTGCGCAGGGCATCGCCGGCGGGTTCGGTGAAGGCGCACGCAGCCTGCAGGCGTTCGCGGACAACCTCCGCCGGACGCTGATCAACGCGCTCTCGGAAGGGCTGGCGAATCGCGTCGTTGGTGGCCTGATGGGCGGCGGGTCCGGCGGCGGTGTGGGCGGGCTGTTGGGTGGGTTGCTGGGTGGCGGGGGCGCGGGCAAGACCGCCGGTATCGCCAAGGGCGGCGCGGCGTTCGGCGGGCTCGGGCTCGCCGGGCTCGGCGTGGGGCTGCTCGCGGGATCGACGATCCTCAATCTGTTCAAGCCCGACAAGAATCAGGGCTATGGCACGTTCATGCCGGGGCAGTCGATCACGCCGCAAGCGGAGGTCGCTCGCGCGGGCACCTACAACGCGCCCAGTGGCTTCAACGCGGGAGCGTACCGCTTCGAGGCCGGTCGGCCTAGCGGCACGGCGGTCACGGGCAACAACATCGTGATCGCGGTGCCGGAAGGCACGACGCGCGAGCAGGCGGAAGCGATCCTGCGCGAACTGGAACGCCTCGCGCGCGCGCAGGGCCTGCCGACCGGCACGCTGCCGACGAGCCCCGCATGATCACGATCGCGGGCACCGCGTACGCGATGCAGGCGCCGTTCCGTGAAGTCAAAGAGTCCGTGGGCGAGCAGGACCGCGCCTTCGACGGCGGGCTGTACTCCCAAGCCCGTGCCACGAAGCGGCGGTGGACCGGTTCCACGTCGTTCCTCTCCGCGGCGCAGCTCGCGACGCTGGAAGCGGCGGTGGTCAACGACACGCCCGTCACCGTCGTCGACACGCTGCGCAGCATCACGATCACGGCGATGGTCCGCGTCGAGCCGCAGGTCGGCGTCGGCGCGCTGTGGACGGCCGACCTCGACATCCGCGAGGTCTAGGTGGCGCGCACCATCGCGGGCGCCGAACGGACGCTGCTCGCGGGCCGCAACGTCGCGCATTTCCTCCGGGTGCAGGTCCGCAACACGGCGGGCACGCTGGTCGATCTCCGGTCCGTCGGTGGGCGCGACTACCAACTGTCGGCGACCATCGTCTCGAACGTCGACACGCCGGCAGACACGGCGACGGTCGTCATCCGGGCTGGCAACGGGGCGACCTCCGTCGCGCCGCTGATGACGTCCGCGAGCGCGAACAGCGGTGGCCGGCTGATCGACGTCGGCCGTGGGATCGTGATCGATGTCGCCGTGCTCGCGATCGGGTCGAGTCCATCGGGCGGTGACTGGCGGACCGTCTTCGACGGCACCATCGACACGGTCAGCCAGGGCGACGGGCAGCGGCTGACGCTGTCGTGC